TCCAGTTTCCTTATCGACTGTTGCATACCATCCATTCTTTGGCTTAACAATATAACCACCGTCGAGAGCGACATCAAGGAGACCTGACCAACGATTAATACCACCTTCAAAAGAAACGGTAATCGGAATCTTTGACTTTTCTCTAACATAGCGCGACTTCTCCACATTGATTACAAAGTGATAACCTGAAATTCCATCAGCATCCTTTTCTTGCTGACGACCAAGGATCCAGATGTTATCCGAACCGTAATAAGAACCAGTACCGCCGCCTACGACATCTTTGGCGTACAACTCCATCGTTTTATATGTGTGATTGATCACAGCCATAGGGATATCTTTGAGGGACAAGTGAGGCGTAATCATACGAAACAACGACTTGAGCTGCTTAGCTCTTGACATATCGGCAACTGACTTGCCGTCAAGAGCGTCTTCGACTTCTTTTTTTGAAGCAAGATTGCCGATCGAGTCAATAACGATCATAATATGATCATCACGATTCAATTCTTTCATTTGCTGCATAATATCAAACTTCAATTCTTCGATGTCAGTAATCGGTGTATGAACCACAGAATCGAAAGGAATACCAAACGTTTGAAAATAAGACTGAGGAGTACCAAACTCAGAATCATAAAACAAAATAACACCATCTTTGTACTTTTTCAAAAATGCGGAAGCAAGGAGCAAAGCGAAACCAGTTTTGAAGTGTTTCGATGGACCAGCAAGCATAGTCAGACCAGGGGTAATACCGCCATCAACCGAGCCAGACAACGCTACGTTGATCATAGGTACAGAAGTAGAAATCATGTCTTTCTTGGTGAATACCTTACTGTCTTCAAGAGTTGCAGTCAAGTCAATTGTACTGTTCTTAATCAAACGTTCTTTAAGTGACATTTTATATCCTTCATGTGGGTTTCTACGAATGAACCAATCTCTTAGCATAGTATAGTATACCTTGTATTGTGGTATTTGTCAACTACTAATATATGCATCCATCTTTTTAATGAACGCTTTGATTTTCTTTTCTCTATCTGGCCAAACGATAGTATCCTTCTCAGGATTCTTTAATAAATTGTTTAGCAAAGGCATGATCATATCTCTTAATCCTTGCACTTTATCTTTTACTTCTGACGTATCAGCAAATGTAAACCCAAAGTCGTTATCTTCATCTAATTTCAAAAGAAATCCTCCAATGTTGCTTTGTCGCTTAAATTCCAATCGATTGTTTCTGTAATTGAAACGATCGGTGATAAGAAACTTTTTTCGAACTGTAAATCACGATCAATATACTTATCAAGGTTAAACTCTACAGGCATCTCATCAGGAGTTGCAATGACAGTATCGTGAACAGGATTAGGCATTTTAAGATAAGCAAATTTGACTTTATCACCATCAACAATCGGCGGTATAGAATTTATTTTTCTAACTTTCAAAAGATTATTAAATAACAATGCACCCTTAACTTGAATAGGTGTTCCCTTTATATAAATTTGAGAATTATCTTGATACTTTTCTATACCTTTTATACCACGAGGAAACGCAACCTGTTCGAATGGAAGTTGAAGAAACTCTTGACGAAAGTCAGCAATAAACTTTTGCAATGTTGCTTCATCTTTATTCATAATTATTTCAAGAGCTTCTTTAATCTTTTGACGGCATACATGAGGAGTTGAAGAACGAACAGCTTCAATACCTTGTATCTTTAGCTTCGGCTTATCATACTGTACGCCTTCAACGTTCCATGCATTGAGGATGTACATTTTCTTACCACGCCAGATACCCTTATTGGCGATAGTTTCACGCTTCATTTGCATCTTTTGTTGATAAGCATTCATCATACCTGCCAGCTCTTGATAACAAGAATCAAGATAAGATTGAATTTTGGTTTCACAAAACTTGTCAATCAAATTTACTACTTCAAGCTCATCATCGCATTTAGGTATCAACCTTTCAAAAGTCACGTAGATAGAGTCAGTATCGGAAGCAATTACATAATCAACATCCTTAGTTTTACAAACCTTGTTCATGAACGCATTCATTTTACGTTCAATCCAACGAATAGACAACTGACCAGACATCGTGATAGCTTCAGCATTGTTGAAACTGAACCAACGGAAATAACGATTGCCAAGCGCACCGTAAGCTGAGTTCAACTGAATTTTTTTGGCCATTTGCATATTATGATATCGAGCAATTAACATCTCGTCTTCGCGCGAGTGCGTCTGCTCATATCGCTTCTTGGCTTCGATCATCTTCTTCTTATATTCAACACGATCGTCGTACATCTTTTCCATCAACGCAGGAAGAAATCCTTGCTTATCTTTACGATAGATACAACCATTAGCAGCGATGGCATGTTCGCAGTTATGCGTCATATCACCAGTAAGCAATTCATCAATTGAATTGAAGTTTGGTAAACGAGTTACGAATGTCTCAGGACTAATATTATACTGCATAATAAGATGAGGATACAAACTATTCAAATCGAAAGATACAACCCACTTACTCAATCCAAGCTTTGGCTCTTTAACGTGACCACCAACAAGTTCAAACTGTTCCTTTGAATTTTTAAATTGAGGAATAACAATACGACGATCGAGAAGATAGTTATGAATGATAACATCCCATGGGCGAACAGTAGTCATAGTATCAGCATAATTTACTTTCGCATCATACGCCAACGCCATAACCTGTTCAATAAACTTTAGTTTTTCATCGAGCCTATCAACGAGTACGCAATCCTGAATGTTATACTCGATAAACTTTTGAAAGTTGTTCTTGTAGAGTCCAAGCAAATCACCGTATTCTGAGTAATCAACTTTTTTCTCGCCCAATTGAATTTGAGCGATGTAATCTAGCTTATATGACTCTTCATTACCAAAAGAAAACTTACGGTACAACTGGTAATAATCAAGCGTGTTTATACCGATTATGTTATATGTTTGATTTTCTTTACCCTTGAATTCAACGTTACGTTCTTCAAAAATTTTCCAAGGCGAGAGCTTTTTCGTTTCCTGCTCACCGATAATTTGGTTCATACGATTGATTAGATATGGAATGTCAAAGAACTCGATATTCCACCCAGTAACAACGTCTGGTTTGATAGTTGGATGATTCCAAACCTGGACAAATTTAAACAACAATGTTTGTTCGTCAGGGCACTTTACATAAGTGACTGATGGATCATTACTTACAAATTCGCCGCAGCCAAATACGACATTGCGACCATTCTTACGCAATGTAATGGCTGTAATCTCTTTATCTGCTTTTTGAATATTTGGAAACCCATCGTCAGCAGCGCACTCAATATCAATGCTTACTACTGAAATAAGCGACGGATCGTATTGAATTTCTCCTGGATATGTGTCATACATAAACACATACATGAAATGTGTGAGACCATAGATATCCATATTTGATACATCAGTGTAACGTTCAATAAAGTCTTTGCCATCACTGATACTTTCAAATTGCATCTTGTCACAGGTTTTACCATCTAATGTACGATAAAATCCGTTTGGTTTTGTCAAAAACAAATACGGCTTGTAGGGAACAATTTCCTCTACAAGCTGACCATCTTCATATCCACGAACATAAATTTTATCGCCACGCTGGTATACGTTTGTGTAAAACTTCATCATAACTCCAAATGTGCGTGTAGGGTAATACTCTTATATTACCCTACTGCATTGCAAATGTCAAACAAAAATTGTGAGTGCTTCTTCGAATAGCTCTTTACGCTCTTCAAGACCAATAGTGCCGCCATTGATCTTCTTTGTTACTGTTGTGACATCCTTTTTATCCGACCAATCATTAAGATCATGCTGATCCCAAAACCAAGCTGCTGAACGAATTGCGCCTTCTGGTGATTCTAGATAATCGGGATTGTTAATCAAATCAACTTCGAGGTCTTCACCACAAGAAGTGTAATTTGAACGACCAGTTAATTGTACAGCGCCACGACCTCTAAAACGATAACCATCGCCAGAATGCTCATCACCATTGCCCATACGGCTAGCGTAAACACGGTTAGCAATTTTTTCTGGATTGTTAGCATAATCATCAGGATCTACATCTCTAAAATACTTTGGAAAAATTTGAGTAAGGCGAGCTGCCTTATAGTTTAAGTTCTCATGAAGCTTTGTCAAGCCACCAGACTCATGTCCAATTTGAGCGAGGAACATAGAGATACGATCTGGTGTATTAATTTCAAACTCTTCAATAACTTTATTTATTGGGTCCACAAACTTTTCCAAAACGAAATCGTCTGTATCTTCGAAAAAATTACATAGTTGGTCTAGGGTAACTTTCATTTTGATCTCCTTATCGATAGATGTAAACGTACTTGACTTTTTTATAATCTTCAGTTGCCTTCAAAGCAAGTTGTCTTGATGGCTTTCCATTTTCATTTCTTGGTAGTTCATTAACATAGTAAATCGTTTGTGGTATCTTTGAGTCACCAAATTCTTTCAAACATTCATTATATAACTCTCTTGAAACCTCGTGATCGCTTACAACAAAAGCACTCAGCTGCAATTCAATCTGTTCAATTCTTTCATCCTTGAACACTAAGCATTCCGTAACGCCATCAATACTTTTAATTTTGTTTTCAATTGAAACAGGATCAATCTTGATACCACCAATATTCAGCTGATCGTTTTTGCGACCAGTTACATACAATTCGCCATCTTTCATATAACCATAGTCGCCTGGTGAAAACCATTCGTTACTGAAAGCTCTTGGCGTCTTTACGTAAACTGTATCATCACCTTCAGTAAACTTAACTTCAACATCAGGGAATGGAAATCCAGACGAGCCATTGAAGTCTTCAAGTTTACGAAGTCTCTTATTAAACGTTCTTGATGTTTCAGTTGCTCCATAACCAATATTAATTTGATTGAAATACTTAAACATCTGTCCAAGATATTTTTCATCTGTAGCAGCGCCAGCAACGTCGATTGTAGCGTCAAATGGTACTTCTGGTGGCTCATGGTTACGAACAAAATATGCTGCCTGAGCATGAGAGCATACGATTTGAATACGAGGATAATTTGCTAGGTCTTCATATGTTAAGTTTGTTACAATTGGAAGATTTTCCATCATAAGGTTTGCAACCTTATACTGCGTCGTAGATTTCAAAGGCGGAAATAAGAAAGCAGCTGATTTTGCATCTTCAAACTGAATATCAAAGTTGTTGTCAATTCTTAGGATATATTCGCCATATGGAATTTTGATAAACTTAACATTACCTGTAGTTCCAGAAGACTGAGCAACGATGAATGGATCTGATTCGTTTTCGTAACTGTTAAAAGATGAGTCTACGCCCTGTGGAACAGTAGCCCAACTCTGATCTAGCTGAAACGTTGGAATGCTGCCTTCATACTTAATTGGCGACTCATGAAAGATATGAGTGATTCCCAGTTCGTCAGCTGCGTTAGCAGAATTCGTGGTATACCTAACCCAAGAGCAACCAATCATACCACAAGCATCATTCAAAGCTGTAGCAACAATAAGACTTACTACATCAATCGCAACGCATGACTTGTTTGTTACGCCGTTCATTTTCATGCGTAGAGCGAAGGCAATAATTAAATTTCGAAATTGGTTACCAGATATAATATTACCACGATCATAGAATACTGGTTTATTTGAATTGGCTAGATGATCCATCAACTGGAAAAAAGGATTGTTCATTACAAAGCTCCATAAAAAAGAAAACGGGGAATTTCTTCCCCGTTATTTAGTGTTAAAAAGACCGACTTGGTATTCTCTGTCTCAATGTATCCGCAACAACATTATGTATATCACAACGGTAAATACCCAAGTCGGCAAGCTCTCTGTCAGACAGATTCAAAAGCTCTGAAGCCGCATTGTTATAAGCAAGGCTTCTCTTCAACCAGATCAATGATCTGTTGACATAGTGGTTTAAAAGTTCAAACATATTATTCCTTAATTTCTATTTTCTTTGGCTTCTTATCTTCTGGGATAATGTGTTCAAGCCAGATCTTTAGCATACCATTTACCATCTTAGCATTGTTTACAACAACATTATCGGCTAGTGTAAAGGTACGAGTAAATGGGCGATCAGAGATTCCCTTATGAAGGAAATGAGCATTGACGCCATCATCTGTAAGTGTTTCAATTGTAGTATGACCAGCAATTTTAAGCTTGTTATCTTCAAGCGTCATTTCAATATCTTGCTTGCCGAAACCAGCAACTGCCATCTCAATTACATAGACGTTATCTTCTGTTTTCTTCAAATTAAATGGAGGATAGCCAGCATGTGCTGCTGTATTAGCAAGAAGGTCAGCTGTTTCTTGAACGCGAGCCAGAAACTTATCTGAACCTACAAAAAACTTATCAAACTTGGCAAGGTCTGAAAATGTGTGGTCGAATTTATATGGTGTAT